GTGCTTAAGATTCTTTCCTAGGAGCTTACACTTAGTAAGACGGCCATCAACAGAATCTCCCTCGATATACATCCACGCCTTAGTAACAAGCATGCGCTTCTTAACACTTCTTTCAGACTGTTCACCTGGAATATCTACATATAACTCAGCTCTACCGTAACGGTATCTATTGCCATCAATGATCAAATCACCATTGGCATCTCTACTATCACGAGTAGGTGCAATAAGTTCTGAATCCTTAATCGCTTCCCAGAGATTTGCTTCATATGGATTATCAAGATCAAAAGTAGTTCCCTCTGTAACTACAATATCCATGTCCTCTGGGATAAAATATATTGATTTAGGATCATTCCTTTCTGCTTCGCTGAGAATCATTTCCGAATTACCATTATGGTCATAACGAACCTTCTTAACAAATGGAAGATTCATTCCATTAGCACCCTTAAGTGGCTGGAAATGATATTCTTTTACCTTATATGGGCTTCTTAATGTTATTTTCATATTATTTCTTATTAATAAATCTATTCAAAAACTTTTCTACTTAAAGAAAGTCCTCCGAAGAGGACTTTCGTATATCTATCTTCTATTTTCTTAATTTATTAGCGAGTCTTGCCGCCGATAAGGATTACAGACTTATATGGATTGTAGAGAGCTACACCAGAGTAACCCCAGTTAACAATCTTAGTAGCTGCAACTCTAGAACTAACTTCACCTGAAGAAAGTCCGTTCTTTCCACCAACACCAGTAATGTAGTTGTGGATGAGCTGACCATTCTTGAATGTGAGCATCTCCATAGCTGAACGACCTGAAGTACCATCAGCTGTCATATCAATCATAGCACCAAACTTTCTGTCTGAATACTCGATGTCGAATGAACGATCAAGCTTGAATACAATAGTGTTCAAAACATTTATTGTTTCCAATAAAACTAGACTATATCATCACCTTGTTCTTTATACTTAAAACATCACCCTTTATGGGTTTTTATTACCTTTTTTAAAACCCTGTTTATTTGCGTCGAAACGAGTTCTGGATTTTGTTCAACACAGTTTTTAACGCTTTCATATTCACGTAATTCTGAACCATCTGTTTTAAACATTATAATTGGAGTTTTATTATATCTTGTATAATAATTTTTTAACGGAGTTATATCAGAACAATCTCCTTCGTAATATCTCCATTGATAACCTGCTGCACTAGATTGTTTTTCAATTGCCTGTTTTATACAATTGCTTGACAATTCAACTTCTGCAGCAGTAATACTTTCAAAATAACGTAGAAATTTACCAGAAAGTGTATACTGTGCAATTTGACGTTTTCAGTTAGTTGAATAAGTAAATTTTTTTTGATAACTTCAAAAATAACCAAAACTACTTTGTGTTGTACCTAAACAGTTATTTCTGATCGCTTTTGTTGCAGAATAAATATCGTCATTATTTATAAACTCTGCAGCTTTTTCAGCGCTCTTAAAACTTCTTAAGAATTGTCCCTTGAGATCAAACATGTAAACTTTTTTATATACGTTTGGATCTTTCCCACCGATTCCTCCTTCAGCAAGATTGTACACGTTCTTACTTTTTAAGAAAGTTTCGTTAACAATCTGTTTTTCTAAGGAATATGCTTTTAATTTTCCATCTTCTGTGTTTGGAAAAATAGCAATTGTTGTTCTTTTGAAATTTTCATAACCGTATTTACGAACTGCCTTATGAAAAGGCGTATTTCCAATACAATCTCCTTTTCTAGCAATTCCGCAACCAATATATCCATCAAAAACGTCGGGATTTGTTTTATGTACACCTACGTATAATTTTCCATTACGTAGATTCACTGTAATATATACAATATATTTTAATTCCATAAGGTGTTTATTATTTCGATAATTAAACGTTATCTATGCCTTTTTAAAGGACTTACTAGTCGTTGAACCTTCTCCTAATACGGAGCTTGGCTGCTGATTGTCCAATCTTCTAAATTTTTAAACATTCGCGCTCATCATTTCTAATCACGCTGTAGTTTTAGAAGCTCTAAGGAGTTTCCAGCAATTAAATAAATTTAAGCGATTATCTTTCGATAAAAGTGGGCAACACTATTTACCCATGTATGAATAACCATCGTACTGTGCACCAAGTCTTACCTTGTCACCAACCTTGTTATAAAGGAATGGTGCGTCGATCTTGTAGTCCTTAAGAGTTGAATCAAGAACTCTCTGAACCTCCATCATGAGAGGAGTATTACAAACCATTACGAAGGTATTTCCAGAAGGATTCTCACACTTAGCAACCATTGTCATAATGATCTTCTTGAAATACTCTACGTTAAGCTGCTCAAATACGAACTTAGTAGCGAAACGCTCGATCTGAGAAATAATACCGTCGCTAGATACTACTGGACGACCAGTCTCAGGATCAAATGCGGTTGGCTTAAAATTCTTGTCGAGGTTTGACTTACCCCAAAGGAGTGCATTATTACGTGCCTCCATGAATGAATCCAAGCAATCCTTCTCAGCTGAATTCATCTGATATGTTACTTCCTTGTCACCCTTAGCGATGCTGATGAACACATCCTCCATTGCACGATACTGAGCAGACATGTCTACGTCAGCACGATGTGTAGCAATTGAAGTTCTATGCTTCTCAAGGTTAGACTGGTATCTTACATAGCCTTCTTCATGTACTTGATAATCAATTAGTTACCTAATTGTTTAGACCATATCATTAACTTATATATTTAAAAATAAAATTGTGACAAGATTTTTGTTGACCTCTTAAACATCTTGGGACGCCAGCTCCGTATTCATTTCTTGCAGCTGTTACCGTCTCATACGTTTGAAGTAAATCTCCAGCTAAAGAATATTTACCTACTTTTTTCTTAATTTTTCTTTTATCAACAAGAGGTTCCATTCTATCCAACTTTTCTATTGAAAATTGATAATCTTTATATGCAGATCTAGATCTCAAAGACGCTTGTATTGGAGCTGTGTTTTTTATATTTAAAAAGACTTTCAAATCTTTTGTATTAGAAAATTCCCCCACAAAAGTCCCATCTAGCAAATATACATATATAGGTTTATTTTTGATATTTACTGTTTCCACACCAGAATATGATTCTAAACACTTTGTTGTATAAAAATAACCATGTGCTTTATATCCATTTCTAATGCTTCTTTGAATTTGATCCATTTTAACACCATTTACTCTAGATGCTTCGTGAATAGATTCGTATTCATCAATAAGTTTATATGTTTCACCATCATATTTGTATACATATGTTCCAGCGTTATTACAATATTCAGACGGATTAATATTTTTATCATAACTTCAATAAAACCCTCTCCTACTTAATTTGTAATATGATGCGTTCCAGATGCTCATTCACGAAATATTATAAAATTCACACACATCTGAAATACTTTCTCATTTTTTTAAAAAAGTTCCATTAAAATCGAATTGATAAATGGGTTTTCCGGGCCGTCCTCCATTTCCGGCAATAGAAACATTGTACGTATCTTTTCGTTTTATAAAGTCCAAATTAACCAACTCTGCTTCTAAAGCAAATGCTTCTTCTTCTGTATCAAATATTTTAAGAACGACTCTTTTAAAGTTCTTAGGTCCATATTTTTTTACAGCAAATTGGAATGGTGTTGTTGGATTCATATACGAAGACGGGTGATTTATTTTTACATTACATCCAATGTAATTATCAAAAATAGTTGGATCTTCTGTCTTATGCACACCAATATATATTTTATTATTTATAATATTAGTTGTACAATATACAATTCATTTTCTTAAGTTAGTTTCCATTTCGATTAAAATCTACTTCCCGAAGGAATGGTCGTTGAACGTTTATAAGTGCTTCTCAAACGAGCTTGCACAATCTTATACTTCGCTGCTGATTGTCCTATAGAATTTCAGGAAAGATAGGAGTTTCCAGCAGTTAAAGAGGTTTTGCTTATATTATCGCTAATATAAGGCCCTATGCTTAAGGCATATAGTTAGTGACAAAGCGAGTCATATAACCCGCGAGGTTATTCTGATTATCTCCACCAGAAACTCTTGAATCATAAAGGCCGTCATGTACCTGTGCAATTACCAACCAAGAGTTATCTGCAACTCTCTGTGGGCGATTAACTACACGGAACTGCTGACGAGTTTCCTCAACCATAAA